TGTCAGCGTTACCAGTTACGTTACCTGTCACATTACCAGCTACGTTACCTGTCACATTACCGGTTACGTTTCCTGTCAGACCTGCCGTCACTGTTCCTGCAGAGAAATTTCCGCTTGCATCCCGAAATACGATTGTGCTTGCTGTATTTGCGTCGGTTGCGTTCGACGTGACTGTAAAAGTCCCGGATTCAGCATTAACCGACCCACTGAGTCCGTTTCCTGCAGTTGTGCCTTGCTCAACGTAAGATCCCGTAGTCTTTGATCCTAGTGCAACAGCGTCTGCTGCAACCTGTGTGCTCGTAACAGAGTTAGCCGCCAAACCACTAGATGTGATCGGCGGTCCCTCTCCTGATGTTCCATCGTGACTGTGGCCTGTCGAGCCATTAAAAGCAGCCACAATTGCGTCGAACTCACCATCCAAATCTGCAGCGTTAATTACGTTACCGTCTGCAATGTTGTTTGGGGTATCGTTGCGATTATATCCTGTACCCATTTGTTATCTCCTCCCGTAGAGTCCGTATTGTATGGTTGCGGAATCTATGGTAAATGTAGAATCGGTTGTCTGACCTAGTGTCTCGTATAGGATTGATACGGTAAATCCTGAACCCGTTACTGGTTCGTCGTAAATATATCTGGCCTTATTACCAAATGTAGACGTACCATATACACCTGCACCGTACACCACAGAACTAGCACTTGCGTTGTTCAAGGTAACCGGTAAAGGCTGCACCGAACCAGTCTGGTCAAAATCATACTTGATTGACATCTGCAGTTCAAATGCACCATCTGCATCGATGTAGCTTGTGTTTCGAAATACTGTTTTTCTCAAGTTTGGATCTTGTAAGGGAACGTACGGTGTAGCAAAGGTAGCCGTTATATTCGTTCCGTCGAAAGTATTTCCTTGCTCCATACGATAGAGATAGTCTGATTCACTTCCAAAATAAATAAATTCTGTATTTCCAACGTATTCACTGAAGGATGTGTACGCTTTGATTCCACGAATGTCGTTCCATGAAATCCCTTCTTGTAATTGCGTACCGGCAATCGACTTAGATCCAGAAGATTGATATGCACTGTTATATCCAAATATTCTGTACTGGCTCTTTTCCCTTATGACTACGCTAGTAAAAGAAGAACTACTAGATACCAAGTCTAGCATTTCAGTCTGGATCGGTTTCGATATAACTCCTAGCGCAAAATCTCCTGTACGATCTGTAGCAGAAAAAGTACGAAGACCATCTGGCCCCAAGAATAGGATATCTCCGCCTATCTCTTGAATAGTATCCGGTGCTACACAACCCAAGTCACGCGATACAGGCTGAAGAGTAAAGTCTGCTACGCTGTTACCAACTAGCCTGTTTATCTTGTTTTCACTAAAAATGATTAGCTGTTCACGAAAAACAATTAATCCCGTTATGTTATCGGCTATGTTTATTATACCACCACCAGACGCAGTTGTAAAGTCCTCATCGTTGTACGGGGCAGAAAAAATTAGACTTTTGCCTTTTGCAAGAATGATATGATTCTTGAAATTTACGACGTGGCTACAACCTAACGTGTCGTTAGGCAGAGAGGTGAGTTCTTCAAAGGTACTGTTATCAAAACGAAAAGGCTTATTGCCTGAGTCTTGATCAACAACAATAAACTTTTCTGTACCATCGAAATCGTACTTTAAGTATCTGACTTTGCTAGATCCAGAGCCTATATTTACACCTGCGCTACTAAACGTGGCGTTGTTAGTGATCTGTGTCCAGCCGCTACCTGCTGATCTAAATAGGTCTGCGCCTCGTGCTACGTAAACATTGTCACGATAGCGAAGAATACCGCGTACTACACCAGAGTTAGGTATGCCGTTTGAATCGTACTTTTCAAATCCTTCGATACGACGGTAGCCACCAAAAACCGACGGTTCAAAGTTCCGCAGTATCCGTGCACTTCCGGGGGCGGTGATACCATGCTGCAGTTGAGACAGGTTGGTTATCAAGCCACCTTTGAGTTCGAATATGTTGGTATTCCAACGATCAGGCATCTAAACCGCCCTTGCATAGACGTTTTCATTGACACTCTGGGTACGCATCCGCTTCATACCCGACTCGAACTTTTGAAAAGATACTCTAGCTGACTCTAAGTTGTCGCGGAACATGTAAGCATAATACATGGCACCATCAATAATAACGTGACGATATCGGAAAGGAATCGTTGGAACATCTACGTCAATAACCAAATCTGCAGGATACATGTAATACTCGTACTTGACGGAGTAAGCATCATCGGGAATCGGAGCAAAAATGATGTCAGTGTCTTGGGCACGAACTACGTATTCCGGTGCTGATCCTTGTGAGGCTGGCTTATACTCATCATCGATGTAGCGTGATACATATTCATCGTAGGATAGTTGATCTAGCTTACGAGCATTTTGAACTAGCGGGGTTGTGCTACGCTCCAAACGAACAGTGTCAAAATCAACGTACTTTGCATTGGTTGGTAGAGGATACCGCATCTGACCCGCTGTCAGAGTGATTGTGTCGTAGTTATGATTGAAAGGCCAAGTAAAATGAGACTGGTTTATATCCCGAATGGCAGCGTTTACAGAGTCCTTTAGCTGAGAATATACCCCAGTAGCTGTCGCAAAGTTGACTGACGTTAACTCTGTTTCGTTTAACCGGCGGCATATATCGTTAGTCAACCCTAAAAAATCGTAAGCCATCTAGTTCTTCTCCACTACACGAATACGTGCTTCTTGCTCGAACACTGTAGCAATACTCGTTGTCATTCTACAAATGATGCTATATTCCTCAAAGGCCGTACCACTTCCAAGATAAATAGTTGCTATTTTATCTGTGCTTGTATTGCTTACGTGCTGCAGCCCCTTGACGATAGCACCGGGAGAAAAGGTAACTAGGTTTCCTGTCGCGTCGTAAATTTTCCACACGATGCTACTAATAGTGTGTTCTTCTAAGGTAACGGTCCAGTCAATAGAATAATCTACCTGATCGTTGGGATCTTTATCTTGCCACTTAATAGACATCTATGCGACCCTTTTTGCTTGTGAGGGAGTTAATCTGAAGGTACGAGTTTTGCTATAACCCAGAGACGGGAATACAGTTATTACTGCCGTAGCGTTAACCGTCCCTACCTGACCAGTAGCAGAAACGCTGCCGAAGCCTTCGCTTACATTTTCAAATACGGTATTTACTACACCTGTTGCACTAACGCCTGATACAGATACTGTAACAACGGAACGAGCATTTAAGGTGCCTACGCTTCCGATAGCCGATACTCCAGAAAGCCCTGCTGCAGTGTTAACCTGTACTGTGTTAACAGACCCGCTTGAAGATACGCCAGAAACCGACTTGCTGATATTTGGCTTGACGGTTCCGATTGATCCTGTAGCGGATACACTCAAAAGGTTTTCTGAAATATCCAGTTCGAAGCCGTTAAGGGCTACAGGAGAAATTGTACCTGCTGCCTGTACGCCAGTGACTACGACATTGGGTGCTACAACACCATAAGATGCCGCACCGTATTCTCCGGTTCCATAGACAGCATCTGAATTGGTGTATGTAGCCATGTTAGGCTATCCGAATGACAGCATTGCTTGCATCGGCTGTTGGAAACTCAACAGTAAAATCGCCAGCAGTAGCACTAACGGTGCCACCAAAATCAATTACACAAACAGCAGCGTTAGATGCTGCAGTGTTATAGATGATACATCCGTCGGCAGACAAAGTTACGTTCGCAAATACCTCGTCAGTAAAGTCTACAATTGCTGTTGTGCCGTCGACAGAAATAACTGCTCCGTCTAAGACCTGACCACCAGCAGAGTATCCTGTGCCAGTTGCTTCGTCAGAATTGCCTGTTACATCTGAGTAGTTAGTTGTAGCTGCACCGTAGGTTCCTGTAGGGGAAGCTTTGATAAGTGCCAGCTTTAATGAGTCGGTATCTAGGTCGTGCGTTCCGCCCAAGAGTTCAGACTTGAACGACGTGCACATCGCGGTTGTGATTGCCATTGGGTTACTCCTTCAGGGCAGTTTACAAGGAAGTTTCGAAGAACTCCTCAAGGGATATTGAAATATTTACGGAACTATTTGCGCTTGCAAGACCCCGTAGTTTGTCACCACCAATCAG